CATCGTTACCGTCGATGTCATCTTCAAAGTCAGAATTGTCATCGATGTCATCGAAGTCACCAGAATCTTCTGGATTTTCTTGGCGCATCTGCTCTTGAAGATCTTGAAGATTTTGAATCTTGTCTTGCTCATTTTGCTTGGTGTAATCATACACACGGCGAGCAATATCATAGACCTGGTCCCAGGTCTCAGCAGCCTCAATCTCTCGGACGATGTCGCGCTCAAAGTCATTGAATGAAACAATGACATGCGTGCCCATCTTGAACCGCAGGTTGATGCGGTCAATCAGATTAAGTTTGTTAAGGTCTCTGACCTTCTTGATACCGAAGAAGTCGCGCTCATAAAGAGAAGCATAAGCACGAGCAAAGGATTTGGAAAGTCCAGGGAACTTGCGTTTGACAAGTTTCTCAATGCGTGCATCTTCAACGACATTCAAGAAATCTTTAAACTTCTTGTTGTCGCCTTCCTTCACAGCATCGTGCCAACCACGCTCAGGAGTATTCAGAGCATGACCAACTTCGTGACCCGTCAGCAAATCATACAAGTCGCCGTCCATGTCCTTCCAAACAGGAAGAATCATCGTACGATTCTTGAGGTCGAAGTATGCGGTCTTGACATTTTGGTGCGAGACCGTGATATTCTCGCTCGCCAAGAGTTTGGCGAGAATAGACTTAGAAGCCTGTAAATTCGTTTTCATATAGCCATTATCCCTTAAAATAGCTGAAAAGTAAAGGGGAAAAAACTATAATGAAATCAATAACTTACGCCACCCTTACTTTTGCCATCTTTTTCAGATTGGTTTTAACCTTTCTCTTGGCGTTTTCTAGATGAATTGGGCTGATGCGATTGGTGTATACAATACCGTCTAGGTGATCAATTTCATGTTGAACACAAACTGCAGTCAATCCATCAAACTCATGTTCTACAAATTGACCACCAACTGCTTGAAAGCGAACATTGATATGGTCTAGGCGATTGCACTTCACATACAATCCTGGATAAGAAAGACAACCTTCTTGAAAATCTGCAATCTTACCAGAAGTTTCTAAAATTTGCGGATTAAACATCACCCATGCCTTTTCGCCCATGTTAACAACACAGACTCTATCTTTTAGTCCAACTTGATTGGCGGACAATCCTAACCCACCATAATGTCCCATGGTTTCTACTAATGAGTATGCGATATACTCTGCATCTTTTCGAGTAGCAAAATCAAAAGGGATTGTTGGCTGCCTTAAAATTGAGTCATAGAAATCTACTAACTTGAGGATTTCATATTCAACCAACATGCCATCTCTATATTTTAAAATTCTACTCATAGTTACACCATCTGTGAAAAATTCTTTACTTTACCAAATCGTATCGTATGTTTAAACTTATCAATCATTTGATCAGTCTTGTGAGTAATCACAAAAATGTTTGTATTATCTACAAACATATTTATCAACTTCATAAATTCTTCAGTACCGTTAATGTCAAGAGAACCATCAAAGACCTCGTCGAAGATAAGAAGATTTGTATTGACACTGTTCTTTAACTTGGCGACCGACCTCCAGGTAAACAACAGTGCTAGATCAATACGCTTCTTCTCACCCTCTGAGAAGTTTTCATAACTGAAATCATCTCGGTGACGAGACTTGATGGTCTCCTTGAATTCTTCGTCAATATTAAAATTGACAAAGAAGTCCATCGCAGCCAAATACTTATTAACCAGTTTGTTTATAACTGGAACATATTGCTTAATGATTTTCGACTTAATCCCGCCATCTTTAAGCAGCTGCGCGACAATATCATAATTTTGTGTTTGTTCAGATACTTCTTTTCTTTTTTCGATATATGTTTGTAATGCGTTTAATAACTCTTTTGACTGAGCCTTAAACTCATCGCTCATGGCTGGTTTGCTTTCTATGTCATCAATCTCTTTTTCAAGTTTCGTAATGTAGTTTCGAACCTGCTTGCGAGAAGTATTGATGCGCACAAGATCTTGTTCAAGAGTCTTGAGTTCTTTTTGAGTTGCCTTGATACTTTGGATTCGTTGTAGAACAGCATCACTCTCCACCTTTAGTTTGCTTAGACCTTCAGTAAGTTCTGTAATTTTACTATTACAGGTATGCACTTTTTCTTCTTTGTTATTAATGTCTTGGTCGCAGGTTGGGCAAGTTGAATTTACAGAATAGAACTCGATATCTTTCTCGAGTTTCTGGATATTCCCTTCAATCTTGGCTTCAAGTTGATTTAGTTTCGTAAACTTCTTACTGGTTGAATCATCATCTGACACTTCAGTTAATAGATTCTCAATTTGAGTTTCTTTATCAGTTGCTTCGACTTCAAGTGCTGAAAGCGATTCCGTGTTCTCAGTCACTTCTTGTTTCTTTGCGTCTACGATTTCTTTTGTATTTTTCTTGAGTTCGTCAAGATGTTTCTTGTGTAGTTCAATTTTATCTTTAGTATTATCAATTTGAATCTTGAGTTGCGCTGCTTCGTCTTTCAGAGTATGAATCTTACTCTTAACAATTACATTCATTGCAGAAAATATCTGAATGTCTAATAGATCTTCAATCACAGTGCGACGATCAGATGCTGACAACTGCATGAACGGAGTAAAGTTAGTCGATCCAAGAATAACAATTTGCGTGAATGACTTGTAGTTCATCTTGAGAATAATCTTTTCAAGATGGTCCTGATAATCTTTTGCCTTGGCGTCTTGATTTAAAAGATCGCCATCGCAATAGATCTCAAATACATTTGGTTTGATGCCACGAATGACTTTATATGACTTCTTGCCAATATCAAACTCAACTTCAACAACGCAATCTTTTTCGTTGACTGAGTTGATGAGTTGAGGTTTGTTAATATTGCGGAATGGCTTGCCAAACAATGAGAATGTGATGGCGTCCAAGAAAGTCGACTTTCCAGCACCGTTTTCACCAACGATTAGCGTCGTGGCGTTTTCATTCAGAGGAATCTCAGTAAAGACATTTCCCGTAGAAAGGAAATTTCGATATCTAACACTTTTAAATAAAATCACAGCGTCTCCATAGAAACGGCTTCGTTGTATACATCGCGCAGTACAGTCTTAATCTTATCTGATTCTACAGGTAAAGTCAAACCATCAACATACTTGTTTAAAATTGATATTGTATCTTCTGCTTGGTCAACATCAACTTCTACATTTTCATTAAGATGTGAAAAATCCTCAACGACTGAAACCTCTAGTGGATTTACTTTTGTAAGTGTATCCAATAGAGTGTCAAACAAAAATGAGTTATTGCGTTTTTCAACTACAATCTTAACATACTTATTCGTGAGATGAGAATAGTCTGCATTTACCAAATCATTGTAAAACAATTCATCATCGTTATACTGAATCTTGTAGAACATTTGTAATGGGTTCTTTATAAACTCTAACTGACGAGTCTCAGTGTCGTAGATATGGAATCCACGCTCGTCGTTAAAATCTGACCAAGTCATTTCACCTGGAGTGCCAACATATACAATACTTCCATTGTTACTCTTATGATGAAAGTGTCCTGAAAGAACAAGATCATATTTGTTCAATGTTACAGGATCCATACCTTCATGACAAATATTGCCACGATCCATCTCAAATCCAGCAAGTTCGAAATGACCAAAGCAAACATCATTGTTGCTGTTTTGAATAAACTCTAGGATTTGTTTCTCGTTATCTTTACAGATCCAAGGAATAATATCGATACCGTTCCATGAACATGGTTCATTGTAAACATACACATTTGTATAATCTTGAAGCAATAACTCTGGGGAATTAATCTCCAAAGTATTTTTAAATGTGATGTCATGATTGCCTAGAAGAGTATGCAGTTCTAGATCAAGCCGATATATCTCATCAAAAAAATACTTGCGGCTAAGAGCAAGAGATTGAAAAGAAATATACTTCCGACGATCAAATAAGTCACCCAATTGAAATATGGTCCTAATTCCATGTTGCACCAAATACGGAAAAAAATGTTTACTATAAAACTCACGATAATGATTATGAAAGGCAATGCTATCGCCTCTCATCCCAAAATGAGTATCCCCAAGTATTGCTATCTTACTCACTTAACTACATCCTCATCAACAAACTTTTCTATTCCTGCGGCTTTCTTGGCTTTCTTTTCGTTTCTAGCGTTTTCGTAATTTTGTATGAATTCGGAAATGTTTTCATACAGTTCGAATTGACGGAAAGTTCCATCCTCAGTCTCATTGAGTTCATACTCATCGAGTATTCCAGCAGTCTCAGTTGATTTGTATTTGACATATAGTTGTTTCTTCTCTTTTTGAATTCGGCGCAAGAATGCATAGTAAGTTATTTGAGTGAAGTAAGCAAAAGGATTACTCGATTTTGCTGGATCAAAATTGTCAACATACATCACACAATTCTCGATTGCGTCAGCGACCATTTCGTCTCTAAAAGTATACGACAAGAAGTTTGGCTTGTGAGAAAGATTCTCAGCAATCTTCATAAAGCATTCAGCGACATATCTTGGGATTTGTGGTTTTGGTAAACCTGCCCTCTTCGCCGCACGAATTGATATACGATACTTCGTCATTTCATTGAGGAAGTCTTTGTTATTGATGTAGTGATTCTTTGCCATAATTAGTGTACTGGTTTATCCTTTTTTGCGTGCATTGCTTCAAGAATAGAAACAACCTTCTCAACCTTTTCATCCATTTGAGCTGTGTTTTTTGAATTCGATTCTTTCTTTTGCGGTATACTTAATTTGTGCTTATTGCTGTAAAAGAAATCTGCAACATATTCATATTGCTCCACGAATTCTTGTTTCACTGGCGCTATTAATAGCACCTCATCATTATAAAACTCTATTTCCTGAATGTCAAGTATAGACTGCGGCAAATATTCGTTCATTAAAAGCAGTTGTCGATTTTCTTCAAAGATAGTTTCAACATCAACCCTGAGCGGCATTTCAATTACAATACACTCATCTTTATGAGTAACATACCCAATAATATCTTCAGGGATAGATCGGAAACGAATAAATCTTAATTCTTTAGATGTTGACATTAGGATATCCTTACATTGTTAGTTGCGAAAGGAAATTTTTCTTCACTATAGATCTTCACTCGTTCCTCATAATGCTTCAGTGTGAAGTTTGTATAAGGACCATAACGAAGATCGTCAGCGATATCGTACAGTGTAGCAGCATCTTTGTTTTCACCTAGACGCAACACACGACCGATAGACTGCAATGCTCGAATCTTACTCTTTGTTGGTGAGGAGAATATAATATTATGTAGGTTGCGGATATTTACACCAGTCGAAAATGTTCCGTAACTTGCTACAATGATCGCATCGTTTTCTTGTTCAGTAATATGTCTTACTGCTTCGCGATCTTCTGCTTCAACCCCACCATGAATAAAGAATACCTTTCTTCCATTTGCTTTTTCAGTTATCCAGTCGTATAGTATTTTACCGTGTTTCTCAACATAAGTAAATAAAACAAGACTATTGCCTTTTAGATTTAAAGCAAGGTCAGTGATAAATCTATTACGACCTTCATGTTGTACCAGAAAAGCCATTTCATCTTGATATGTAAATCCTTTAACGGTCTTGCATACAATCTCAGGATACTTCAATACAATACACTTGATACTGAAATTGGCTAATTGTTTGCGTTCAATAAGTTCTTTGGTAGAAATAACTTTAAATGTCGGACCAAACAATCCTTCAAGGACTAACTTGTTTACTTTACTGTCATCAAGTGTACCTGTTGTGCCAATACGAACATCACAGTTAATTAACTTGGTCATGATAGATGTAAGAGATTTGGCTTTAAAGGTATGCGCTTCGTCACCGATGATGAAATCAAACTGCGCAAAGTATTTCTTCGGCATGTCATAGATCGACTGCCATGTAGAGATAATCAAATCACTATCAGGGATTTTACTTTCACCACCATAAATCTTTTGGCAATACTTTTCTACATCCCATCCATTGATAGATGAGTAGTTCTTGAAGTCACTATGCATCTGAGTGACGAGGTTAATCGTAGGAACAATGAGTAATCCGCGCTTCTTACCTGTATTCAACAGGTGGCGAATCATCATATAGATGATTAACGATTTCCCCGATGCCGTGGGTGAAATGAGTACAGTTCGCCGCTTCGTAAGTCCGACGCTAGAAGCGAGCAACTGATAATCTCGCGGCTCCATTGGAAGTGATAAAGCACTTGCCAAATTTTTCGTGTCAACAGGGTAAACATCCTTTTCTTCATCGATATACTCGCAGGTGTAGTTGCTGTCCTTGCAAAACTTTTTGATATACGGAACTAGACCAAGATAGATTTGTTTGGTCTTTAGATTCAAAAGTCGAATCTTTCCATCCCAGTATTTATTTTTAAACGCAGGTGAAAATTGATAACCTGGCGTTGAGAAGGTAAAAAATTCTGACATCTCTTGCAAGATGCCATCATCAGCATTAACTTGTGCATAGATGTTATTGAATTTTTCAACCTTCACATCACACATCAACGAGCACCCTGAATGAACTTTTCCCAGTCCATAAATGCACGCAGTTGATATGTCCTAGCGTTCAATTCTTTCATGACATTTTCGCAATACTTTGCTGTTTCTTCATGATAAGATTTCTTGCGCTTAATTTTGTTCAGGTCATCGTCGCCATCAATATACACAGCAATGTCCGACTTGAGAGTAAAACGAAATGGTTCCCAGCCAAGTTTATCAAGTTCTTCTTGGTCAAGTTTGCCATTGTAATACATCCATTTGAGTTTTTTGGTTTTATCAAATTCAAAGGAACACTTGCGTGCAGATAGCGTGTGTAATGACAAGTATTTGTTATACTTGTTGTGCAAAAGTGGGATGCGAAGAATTTCTTTACCAGGCTCAGTCGAATCGACATTACTGTCTTTTTCCCACTGTCGCATTATTTCTTCAAGTGGTGGTGTTTCCATAGTATAGAGGCATAAGTGTTAGGATCATATATTGTACTATAAGCCTGCAATAAAAGCAACCCCAACAATATTTGACACTGTAATTACAATGGAATATAATAGACTATGTAGTAGATGAAAGGAC